TTTGCTGTGGTTGTTGGTGAGATTGACAAATTTCTCTGGCAGCTTGAAATTTACATCAGCCATTTATGTCATCAGCAATTTGGTTTGCAGCAACTGATATGATGTTGACAGCAGTTGGTGGAGTGATCGTGTGATCAATCTCTTGCTTTTCAACATAGCCTCTTGACTTGCCTTGAGTCTTGAGCATAAAGATGAGACAAGCATCTGACTTTCCAGATATTGCTCTCTGATGTGCCACTGCTTCAAGCTCATCAAGTTTCAGCTCTCTGGCTTTTGCAAATGTGCTTTTCAAGTTGTGATCTTTCGCCCAGTGATACACAGTTGTGTATGCTACACCAAGAGCTTTTGCAATGTTTTTCACATTGCCTTTTTCTTGAATGATTATCTCTTTGAATCGAGCAACTGATGGCTTTTTCACTGATAGTCTTTGTCTGCCTTTAGCTGTTGCCATCAAAGTTGTCTTTTAAAAGTTTGTCAACTGTTCTGCAATATGTCTTTCTCTCTTTTCTCAGAAAGACACCAGCCTTGCCATTCCACAAAGTTTGATGCTTGAGTGGTCTGCCATGCCTGTTGTACACAGTGCCAAGCTCATCAATGTGATAGTCATCAAAATCTTTGATTGGTCTTGTTGTCATGTTTGCAAATATATAAAAAATCAATGCACATCTGTAAACTCAAGACTTGCATATCTGTGTGAAATCAAGTCAATGAGCTTGTTGAATTGTTCTTGTGATGATCCAGTCATCAGCTCATGCTTTTGAAAATACCATGTTCTGCTGATGTTCCATCTCTTGTTGTGCCAAAAGTATTGAGCAATCACAAGTCTGTCATCAGAGAATGCTTTGCCACCAACCATCTGCTTTGTTCTGAGCAAATTGATAAATTCATTCTTGATGATTATGTTTCTTGAGAAATTCAAGCAAAGTTGTTCAATCACTTGAATATTTCTTGAGTTTTTTCTCTGCTGCTTAAGTTTTTCAAGTCTCTTCATTTTTACTTCTATTTTAAAAGTATTTTAATTTTGCTTTTCATTCATTCGTTTTAAGAGCATCAAATCACTCTCAGTATACAAACACATCAAAAAAGTATTTGAGAGCTGTGAGCAATCTGCAAAGTGTGCAAAACAAGCAATCATTGCTTTTCTTTGTTTAGCACTCCATTAATGAGCATTTGAAACTGGCTGAGTGATCTGATCTCATAGCATTTGCCACCATGCATCTCAATGAGTTTTTTCCAAGTGAGTTGTTTCTTGCTCAATTTATCAAAGCCAACTTTGATATCAAATGCATAGAGAGAGCCATGATGATAAAACAACAGATCAAATACACCAGCTATCATGCCAATGGCTTTTCTCTTTGCTCCATCTCTTTTGTTTCTTGGTGAGTTATCATTTGCCCACATCAATCCACGCACATCAGAGTGATTGTTGTGAAACCATATGAAACATTGAGATTGCAGTTGATCGTGTTTGGTCATTTTTTACTTTTTGACTTTTTGACAAATTTTGACTTTAGAAAGTCAAGGTGTAAGTTATTGATTATTAAGTATATATATATATATTTTGACTTTTTCTTTATTTTTTACTATTTCATTTATTTAGTGTACATTTTTCTATACACTATCATCATTTTTTTTCTTACTTACAAAGAAACTGGTCAAAAAGTCAAAATTTAGTATTAAGTAACTGACTGTCAATGTGTTGCACCTTGACTTTGCTTTGACTTTCTTTGACTTTTTTGACCATTTTTTATTTTCTTGATTTCATCAACTTCACACAAGCATTGTCTTTCTTGAGATGATATTCAACTGCCTGTTTGCTATTGTATCCAACCAACTGAGCAATCTCATCATACTTGATTGATCCATTGTATTGCTTGAAAAGCTCAATTGCTTGCTGTTTTTTAGTTGTTGCACCTTTCATCTTGAGATACTTCAATGTCTGCATCTTTTCAAGATCAACACTCTGCTTTTTCCGAGTGTGAATGCCATGTTGCTCAAAAAAGTTCATGATCAGCTTTGCTCTCTGAACTGATGTCACATCAACATGAGCTGAGACTTGACCACCTTGATGATCATGCATCTCATGCATCAGATGGCAAAGAGCTGTGAGTCTGTGAATGTATGCTTGAGACTTGGCATACATACCATCAAAGCCAATCATGTCACCAGCATTCATGTTTGTTCTTGCTTGATTGCAAAACTCTCTGATCTCATCTTTTGCATCATCATTCAAGTACATGATTGAGTTTCTCTTGAGCTTTGTCATTGTTTCAAATCCTTTGATCATGTGATTGATGTATTGTCTTTCAATGTGGTTGCTCATCTCAAAGTCATTGAGCATTGGCATCTCATCATAATTGGACACAAAGAGAAAACGATCAACAAAGCCAGATGACTTGTTCTCATCATCAATGATTGAGTGAATGATGTCTGGTTGAATGCCGCCAATTAATGGCACATACACATTGCTGATTCTTGCTTTCTTGGCTTGCTTTCGTCTGAGCTTTAATGCACCACCATTCCAAATCTCAAGCCATTGAGACATATCATTGTCACCTCCACTGTATTTGTTGAACTGAGTCATCATGCCTTTCAGCTCGTCTTTGATATAGCCAACACCATGCTCATTATTCTGCAAGTCATCTGCAAGAGCTTCAAATGTTGTATTCTCAACATAGATGATATGATCAATTGGCTCTGCATCCTCAGCAGTTTTCTGACCTTTCTTTTGATTCTCTTGAGCTTGCTTGTACTTTCTCATCTCATTGATGAATGTCTTGTGCATTCGCTCTTCAATTTCAATCAATGGCAAGATGGCTCTCTTGATTGCTGGTGACTTGAATCTGCCAGTGCCAGTGATTAAGCAAATCCAGATTGCTGGAAATTGCACACCACCAAAGATTGTTCTGATGCCAAATGTTGTGCCACAGATGACTGAATAAACAAAGAGAATTGCTGAGGCAAGAAAGTCAACTGGTAATCCAGACTCCTTGTGAACAGCATTGATGTACTTGATCACTGGCTGAGGAAATATCTCAACAGGAAATCCATCAGATGATGGCATCTCAACTTGTTCAATCTCTGTTGTTGGTTTTCTGTCACCATAGCCTTGATCATAGAGATACTTGGCACACTCAGCAAAGTCACCATTGAAATCTCTGTGAGCAAGACAAGCTGATGGTGAAAGTCCAATCTCTGCTGGAAATATCGAGTTGCCAGAAAACAAGAACATGATATTTCTGTCTGTGTAAATATATCCAGAGTGATGTGATGACTTTGATCCACCAATTCTCTTGATTTGATATCCTTTTGGAGTCTTGCCAACAACATCAAAGATGCTCTGTACTACTTCAAAAACATCAGTCTTGCTGTCATAGTCATCCCAAGGTGTGACAGTTGATTGTGAGTGTTCTTTGATGGCTTTTTTTGAGACTTTCTCATGTGCCAGTTTTTCATTGAATGACTCACAACAATGCATGATGATATCTCTCTCATGAGTTGTGATCTCTGGAATGTTGAAAGCAGAGCCAAAAATGTTCAGATTCTTGTATATGCCAAAGTAGCCACCAGAGCCACGAGTCTCAATCAGACATTCAAACTTGTCTGACTCTGTTTCAACAAAAGCAATCTTTTTGTTGCTCTCTGTGAATTTGCATTTGTAAACAATATGAAATCCTTTGGATGGTGTACGTTGAACAAAGAATTTCTTGTGAAAGTCATCAATTTGATCAGCAAAGAATGTGATCATCTTTTTGAACTCAGAGTCTCTTTTGCTCTCTGGTAATATCTTGAGATCAACATCAATGCACTCAATGTTGTTGGTGCAGACAATGCCAGTGATCTTTGCATCAGCTTTGTTGTAGTATCTTGAGAATTGTGAGAAAGTGATTTGTTTTGATTGCCATGCTGACCACAATGGCTTTTTGTATTGATCAGCAACAACAACAGAGATGTTGTTTTCAATCAATGTTTTGCACTCTGAAATTGTATATTTGCTCATGTGTGTTTTGTTTTGCTTTTGCTAATTTATAGAGAGCCAGTGAAAGCTGGCTCTTTTGTTGATAAGTAGTTGCTATCTGGAAAACAAGCAAGAGCTGATGATTTGATTGGCTCATCACTCAGATGACCACATCCAGTACACATTTGTAAATCATCTTTAATTGTCACACTAAACCCAAGAGCATGACACCAATTGATGAAAAGATCAGCTTTTGGTGTTTTGTGAAAATTCTCATAAGCTGAGAGAGTTGTCCATGTGATATTGAGTTGATCAGCCAGTTGTTGCTGAGTCAGCTTTGCTTGATATCTCATCTCAGTGAGTTGCTTGATTGTGTTTTTGTAAATCATCAAAAAAGTTTTGTTTGTTCAAAATCATAGTTTGTTGGCAAGTTGCTCCAGATTGCCTCTGTTGTTTTCAGTTTCTGTGTACCAATAAAGTCTTTTATTGGTCTGAAATCAAGCCAGTCAGCTTTTGTATTTTCACAGACAATCACTTGCCCATTTCTTGATTGACACCATTGAGCCAATTCTTGAAAATCAATTTTTTTGTTGCTTTCTTTGTATTCATGACCACCAAATTGATATGGTGGATCAATGAACCAAGTTGCTTGTTGATTCTCTAAATCTTGATATGAGCCATGAATGATTGTCCAATGTTTTATTTTAAACAGATTTTTTGATACATTTCTGTATAAACTTTTAGCATTTTGTTGACCAAATCTGCTCACTGAATATCTTGGAGTTGAACTACCAGCACTACAAGCAAAAGATAAAAAAGAAAATTCTTGATCAGATAAATTCATTTTTCTGATGTCATCTCCTTTCTTTAATCTTGGCAAGTTCAAAATATCATTCTCAGAACATTGTTGCAGCCATTGCCACAGCTTGATAATCACATCATATTTGTCAACAAGAATCACATCTCTGTCAAAATATTTCAATGCATACCTTGCTGATCCAGCAAATGGCTCAATCAGTGTTTGATGTTTTGGTGGTGGATATAAATCAATGATTTTGCTTTTGCTGCCATAATAACTCCACATATCAATTCAATTTGTTTTGTGATCTAATCTTGCCAAGTGACCACATCACCCATCCTTTCTTGTATCCTTTGATTTTTGCAATTTTGTGCAGCATTGGCAACCATCTGTCTGCTGACATCTGACCAACTTGATACACAACCCATGAGATTGAATAAGACTTGCCATGTTGTTTTGATCCAAGTGCAGCTCTTGCAAGCAGCTCATCAGCAGTCATCTCATTGACTGGCTTTCTCAGCTCAGTTGGCATCTGATCACCATATTTGAATGTCTGCCATGTGGTTGCTTTGAGTTTCTCTTTCTTTGGCTCTGGAAAGATGTATGTGCAGTCAAATGCTTTGCACACTTTTGCAGTTGTGTGATTCAAATATCCACATTTTGGACACTCTTTCACTGGAGCAACACCATCAGTGATCTTTCTGCCTTGAGTCATCATGATGTGTTGCCAGTCATGCTCTTGATGCCAGAGTTGAAGTCTCTCAACATTACCACCAAGATCAACAATGTGAAATTTGTGTTTTTGACCATTGACAACTCTTGAGCCTCTGCCACACATCTGCAAGAACAATGGCAATGATGTGGTTGCTCTGTAAATTATGACAGTTTCAATCATCGGTGCATCAAAGCCAGTTGTGAGAATGCCAGTGTTGACAATTGCTTGACCATCATTTTTGAAATGATCAATCCTGTCATCTCTCTCTTGTTTTGAGATGTTTGAGTGTACAAATGGAATGTTGAATCTCTGAGCAACTTGCTCAGTCATTTCATTGTTTGGTGTGAAAATCACTGTCTTGCCAACTCTCCTCAGCCATGCATCATCAATTGAGTGCAAGAGTGTTGTCTGATTGAAGAGATCATTTTGTGAGCTATTTGAAAAGTCACCAGTTGAGTCTTTGACAAGTGAGCTGGTGTCAACTTTTGCAATGTGATATGTTGGTTTTGATAGATAGCCCAAGCCAATCAAGTCATTGATTGAGATGGTCTGTGATACATCATCAAATGTCTGCCACAATGGTTTCTTTTTTGATGCAGCCATTGGAGTTGCTGTCACGCCAATGAAATATTTCTCTCTCTTTGGATCTGAAAGCTCCATGAACTTTCTGAAATTTCCAATGTGAGCCTCATCAATGATGCACAAGTCAAAGCTTGGAATCTTGTGTGGTGATCTCACCATTGTCTGCACAGTGATCAACTCAAGATTTGTGAAATCAGCTCCAAGGTCATTGAGATTGTCAATCAGTTGATCAAGAATCTCAGCTCTGTGTGCTGTGATGAGAACTTTTCTGTTTTTGCTGAGTGAACTGTGAGCAATCGCTGCAATGATGCGACCTTTGCCAGCTCCAGTTGGCAATGTCATGATTGGTCTTTTCTTGCCAGCTCTGATGACATCTTGCAATGCTGAGATTGCATCTTGTTGGTAATCTCTGAGCTTGATCATGAGATGAATTTCAGCTCTTTCAATTTGTCAAGCTCTTTCTGAGTCCAGTTGTTGAACTCCATTCTGTAATATAGCAACCTTCTACTCATGCCCAGTTGCCCAGAAAGCCAAGTAAACTTTCTGCCTTGCACTTTTATATTTCTGTCAATCTGCTCTTTGATTGTCATGGTTTTGTTTTGAGATAAGTGGCTCAAGCCTCTCTATTTTCTTGAGCCACTTTGGTTGAAAAAAATTAATGACTACAAATCAAAATCATCATCTGCTGGTGCAGACTTTCTTGCTGGCTTTTTAGCAGCTCTCTTTGCTTTTGCTTGTGGCTCATCATTGCTGTCTTGCTTTGGTGATGCAATCAAGTCAACATTGTAAGAGATGATGTCTGTTGTGTAGACAGTGTCACCATCATTGTTCTCATAAGAACCATATTCAATGCGACCCTCAACAAGCAGTTGATCACCTTTTTTGACATACTTATCAACTATCTCAGCAGCTTTGCCAAAGACCACACATCTGTGCCAGTCAGTTTCATCTTTGTTTTTGCGAGTTGCAAGTGAAAATTTGCACATCTCTGTGCCACTGTTTAGAGTTTTGAACTCTGGGTCAGCTCCGAGTCTGCCCATTAAAATGACTTTATTCATGGTTAAAAATTTACAAGGTTGAATTTTCTGAGTGAAATCTGGTCTTGTTTAGTTTGTACCAGCTCACTTTGAATCTGTTTTTTTTGAGCTTTTGAAAGCTCTCATATTTTATCATCTTATCCCAAAGCCAAGACATCACATGACCAGCGATTGATGACATAATGATTAAAAATATGTAATTCATAATACTTCAAATATACGTTAATTGCTCAAGATTGTGAATCAACACTTGAGCTGTATTGAGTTTTGTTTTCAAGTATTGAGTGAGTTTTGGCTCATTGAGAGCTTTTGACTCATCAAGATCAGCTTTGATCTGATCAACACTCTGCAAGAGAATGTCTCTCAAAGCCTCAGCATTTTGATATGGCAATTCAATTTTGATCACTTGGCTGTCTTTGCTGCAAGAATGTGATTGATTGTTGCATTGATGCCAGCACTTGTGCCACACCTTCAAGCAGTCTCAGCTTGCCATTGTACTTGCCAGAGAGATTGCCATCATCTGGATCTGCAAAGTGGCTCATTGCATCTTTTGCTGCTGTGTGAGCCACTTCAAAATATTTGGTTGCTAATTCTTTTCTGATCTCAAGCACATCTGCAAGAGACTCATCAGTGATTGTCATCTCAGACCATTCATTGATGATTTCAGTGAGTTTTCTCATTTAATCGGTTTAATGTTATGATTAAGATACCAATAGTGCCAGATCTCATATCTGTCAACCCATGCAAGAATGCCATTCATTGGCTCTGGTATTGCCAACTCTTTGATGTTTTTCTTTTTTTGCTGCAATGGGTAAGTCTGCAAGATGAATTGTCTTGTTGTTTGCATTTTCATGTAGTTCATCTTGATTGAATCAGCATGAACTTGCAAAGGAATGTTGAGAAAATTGCCAATGATGTCCAGATCATAAAGCTCATCAGTTGGTGCAGATTTGTTCAATTTTGCATAAGCAGCTCCAATGATGTCAAGCAAATCAAACTGTGGCAATTCTCGACCAGTGGCTCTTATAAGCTCAAATAATGTTTCTTTTTTTACTCTCATCATTCAGCATTTTCAATCTCTCTGAGCTTTTTCTCAGCTCTTTTGGTGAGATTGTATTTGGTCAATATCTTGTCAACAGTGATGTCACCAGAGATGACTTTCACAACAGCAGAGTCAAATTTCTCATCACCAATGTCAATGGCATTTGATGATTTTGCTGGTGGTTGCTCAATCTCATCTGAGTGATAGTCATCAGCATCATCAATCTCACCAGCAGCAACCATGAAAGTGTACATGAGAGCATATTTCATTGCATAGGTTGATGCTTTGCCAGCACCTTTGTCAGCATTATCAACAGAGTGACCAATGCCAGACAGTTCAATGCTCTCACCAGACTCATGCATGAGAGTGAACTTGCTTGTCACTTTGGTGAATACTTGCATTTTTGGCTTTCCATTTTTGTCTGTGTATCTCTCAATCTCTGTTGACTCATCAATGTGAGTTGGAAAGATTGCAAGACCATTCTCTCTCATTGATCTTGAGAGCATCAGCTTGAGTTCTGAGTCTTTGACACCTTTGTACGCATAAGAGCCAGAGCCAACTTTTGATGACTTGTCAATTGTTGTGCATTCAGTCATCACTTTGTTGACTGCTTTGATCAAGTTTTTCATGTATGATTTTGTTTATGATTTGAAAATTGTTTGATTTTAGTGAGCAGAGATGCTCAATGTCTTGCTCATCAAATGTCCAGTCAAGTCTTGCTTGAGCTTGAGCAATTGCTTGCTTGATGGTAATTGAGCCACCAAAGCTTTTGATGATGTCAGACATCAGCTCATCAGAGATCATTGGAAAGATGCCAATGATCTTGAACTTTTCGCTGGTGGCTTTGCAATAGTTTGAGAAATGTTTCTCAGACTCAAAGTCACTCACTTTTGAAAAGTATGAGCCATAGTGAGTTTTGAGTTGGAGCAAATATTTCACTTTCATACTCTGTTGTATTTGATGTGAAAATCATTGATGAACTCAAGACAGTCATCAAAAGATGCTCTCTGATGCCCAAAGCAGATGTCAATGCCATGACCACAGACAATGAACACTGATTCAGTATCATGTTTGTGAATGTCAAAGCATCTGCCAGATTGATGCTTGACAACTGTCTTGGTGTGACTGCCAAAGGTGTGCTGTGATATTACTTGCATGGTTGAAAGTTTAAAAGCCCAACATTGCTGCTGGGCTTGGTTGGTTTATATTTTTTTAGTTGCTGATGGTTGATTGATCACTGATTCCAATATCAACAATTCACAATTCTCATCATTTCTGCTTGTCCAATACCATTTTGACTTCACATTTTTTGGATAAAATGAACAATGCATATCAGACAATGAATTGTTTGACATAAAAATTGAAACTGCCACTGAAAACTCATCTTTTTTTGATGCTTTTTTGGTGAAAGTTTTCACTAATGAATTGCCATCAAAAACTTTCACCAAACTAACCGGTCTGGCAAAACCAGCTTTCATTCCTACTGTTTCATTGATGATTGTATGTTGTATGCTGTAATTTTTCATTTTTTTTGTTTTTGTTAGATCAAATATACTACTTTTTCACAAAGTTGTGCAATTCAAGTGAAAAAATATATAAATTTTTTTAATCCACAAGCCTCAGCACTCTGAAAGAGATATTGAAAACAAGCAAGCCCAGAACATACAACATCAAGAAATCAATCACAGTTGATCCAACAACAAGCCATGCAAGCCAGACAACACACACATGACGAAATGTGCCAAACAGATGCCAGAGATCAGTGAACATCACCAGAAATGTTGCTGAGAATGGAAATCTCTCTTGATATTTTAATCCATTGATTTTGTGATACAATTTCCAAAGTTTGTTCTTGATCTTATCAACTGGCACTTTTGGTGACTTGTACTTGGCATCTGGATCAAAGCCATGCCCATCAGACATGATTGCATCTTGTGCTGCTTTTGTGAACCAATAAACAACAAATGGAATGAGCCAGATATCAATGAGCATCTTTCTCTCCTTTTCTGATCCAATTGAAAAAGATCAACCATGCAAGAAACACAGCACCAGCAATCACTGCCTCTGTATATTGACCAACAATCACTGCTGAGATCAGCACACCAAGTGTGATGCCAATTACTATCAAAGGAAATTTTTTCATGCTAATTATTTTTACCTTGTTTTCTCATTTCTCGTTCTTCTCTCATCACTTCATTTTGGTCACTTGTATCTTTATTAGCACCAAAAAAGAACATCATAATGGTAGTGACTGTTGCTGATAATGCACCAAATGCAGTGTAAAATATTTCTTTATTTTCTGATGGTATTACATAAAATACTATAATATAAAGCATTATCAAGAATTGCAACACCACTGTGATTGCCAATAAATACGGAGTGTTTTTTGCAAGCCAGCTTGCGCTCTTAGACCTTTGAATGCCAAGATTCATATTTCTGGCATTTGCTTTATCTGCCAAGTATGCTTTGTCCATTTCAAGAGCAGCTTGCTCTGCATCAGCTTGCATTTGCAACTTGAATTGCTCAAGCTCTTGTTGACCCTCAGCAATTGAAATCTTGCCATCTTGCACTTTGGTAAATATCTCAACACCTTTGTCAGCCATGATGCCAAGAGTGTTTTTCAAACCTTCTTTGACCATGCCAGATGGTGAAAAGCTTTTGATGGTGTCCAAAATTTTGCTCATTTTACCATTTTACTTTGTTTGACCAATATGCTGCACTCATCTTTCCTTTTGCAATATTCTTTGCATGACGAGCTTTGAATGACTTTCTCTTTGCTTTCATTGCTGCACTTTCATTTTTCTTTGGCTTGCCAGCAGTCTTTGCACCTTGTTGACCAAATCTGATGAGCTTTTCTTTGCCATTCTCACAAGCTTTGACAACATGAGACTTTGTTGAATGATTTGGTGTTCTCTTTGGCTTGTTGCAAGACAAATCTTTTTTGCTCAATCTTGCCATTGCTCATATTTTGTTTTGCTATCAATCTTGACAGCTCTCAAAATTTGTTTTCTGTTTCCACTCACTTTGTATGACACATGAACCCAGGCTGGATTGACATCATCACCAAACTCCCAGATCATTTGATCAAAGTCAAGGTTCAATCTGATGTAATCAAACAACATGAAATTCTCATCACCAACATCAAGATCAAGTGCCTCACCTTTGCAATGCTGACTGCTCAAACTGCCATTGATAGCTTGATTGAGCTGTGGTGATCTGTATCCACTGCTCACAGTGATTGGCTTGGCATACCAATCTCTCAATGGCTGAAATACTGCTTGAGCAATTGCAATCAAGTTGTCTTGATGTCTGAGTGATGGTATGTTGTCAATGTTTTTTCTGATCGCTGTCTGGCTTTTGATAACCTCAGCCAATGACAAGTTTTTGCTCAACATCATAATTCAAAAAATCCTTTGATTGTTTTCCAATGTGAGAGAACAGCTCCCAAACCTACACCACCAGCACCCATCCAAAAGTATCTTTTTGCAGTGTTCTGAGTTTTTTCAATGTCATTCACTTTTGAAATCAAGCCATCATGATAATCATTTCCAACCAAAGCCTTGTGAATGTCATTCACTTTTTCATGTACAGTGTCAAGCTTTTCAATGTATTCTTTTTCCATAGTAAAAAAATTAACATTATCATTCAAATTCATTATTTAGAAACTCATCT